TTTTTCATATATTACATATATACATTGATGAACTACATCTTTCCTCTTGTTGAGTGGATACTCATGTTACTTAACAACTGATTCACACATCTCTCGATGCGGGCCATTCCAGTGCTGGGAGTAGTTTAGCGTCTTGCTCAGGACACATAGCTCTTAATAATCAGTTGATAATAATTTATTCATGAATTCCACGTTGTCTGAAATAATAGTAGTACCAATAGGTGCATTTTCAAACACCGTCAAAAACTGTTTCTGCTCTTCCACGGTGATATTATATCTATCAAACATGAAAGTGTTCCAGACCTCATCTAATACCTCTGGTCTTGCTGTTGCTGTGATGTGATACTTACTTAGCTCCGAAGGGATCACTTCTGAAAGGCAGTGGTCCAATATTTGACTTGCACGGTTTCTTATAATTCTGTCCAATTGCGTGTAGAACCAATTTGAATCCATGGTTCCATAACCCCTCCATTGTGCATAAACCATATACATTCTTTTCTGTATGTCATTATATTGCTTTGGGTATTTCAAGTAGCGCCAATCAGTCATGATCTTGAAGGCTTTCCCAATGAATGATGGTAGCCTCACCCATGTTAGACCTCCAACTATGTTTCTAAGAAACACACCTTTTAGGAAAGTCATGTGTTTATCCACTTCTTTATACTTTGCTGTGAAACCGAAGTCTGAGTATCTTTGTATCACTGCTTCTGGAGTGCTGGCGCTCAGAGCCCAGGCACTCGCTGCCATATTGAACATGGAATTTGAGTAACAAGTTGTCGGTTCCCCTGTGTATTTCCCTTCCATTCCATACCAAACTGGCAAGGTTGTTTGTGTTTTTCTATGAAAGTTTTTCATTGGTGTAATGCACATGTTGTACCATATTGATGCATATTTCCCATAGCCTGCATCATCCAACCAATCCCTTAAGACACTCATTAAATCGTAATTTTGAGTGCGGTCAAATTTTGAGAAATCACTTTCCAAATATTTGTGTTTTTTACCTCCAATGTCATCCCCCATGAACATTGCCCAAATTGTGTCACTTGTGTCTGCTTCAGCTAAGCTCATAAAATGATCCAGATCACTTGACACCGCACCACATGTGAAGAAAAACACGTATCGCTGGCCCCCATAAACAAACCGCCCGTCACCATATTTGTTGCAATGACTAGCTAAGGCATCTGTCATAACAGCAACAAATCGTCCCAACAAGATCAACCAATGCCCGGACATATTAAACAGACCCCTAGCGATAAAAGTACTTTGTGAACCTTGTTTTTGCAGTAACAATTCGTCTGTTTTGGTTGACATTTGAATTTTATCAAATGATGTACCAGCATTGTATAGTTTCATATCTTCAATGCATCGCAAACGTTGTCTTGGTAATAAGCGATTGAGAAAATCATCAATACCCTCTAAGGCGTTTGCACCGTAGAATAAGTTTGACCAAACTGTCATGGCAATGGGTTTTATGCTATCAATAATGATGTTGGAATTTGGAATCTTCAAATATCGATAGTTGTAAGATGCTGCTCTCATATCTAAACTGTCAGCTGGTTTGTAAAATCTGCACATATTCCACATTAATGGGTAAAATCCTTGATAATGATGAAAATCTTGCTTCTTCTCTGGACACTCTTGTGAACCATAAGTGAAATTTTGTGGATCAGGCACAGAAGGCAAAGTTTGGGGTGGTAACATACCGTCAAAACTTGAGTAACCTTGTTCAAATTCACATGGTTTGTGAATGGATTTTTACATAACTTGTGACTATCTCGTCAACCTCTGTGTGATATCTGCTGTTGGTGTAATTCAAAAAGCGGTTAGCTTTGAAATGAAATGCGATACGTCTCTTAAATTTATACCTCATTGAATATTTATGCCACCAATAGCTGCGCCAATTACCATATAACATACGTTCAATATAACCAATAGCCCCC